GTTGCTGAAATTAAAAAGGGCAATGATGTGCAAAAAAACTTAAATAAATTAATATCTGTTAATGAAGCAATGTCCGAAAGGGGATTGGAAACCTATCTTAGATTTTCTGATAAACAGATGCCAGAGAATGTTTTTAAACAACTACAAGCGAAATTAGGTAACAGAGCACAAGTTGAACCAGAACAAAAGGGAGTTAAAAGTTTGTTCATAGGTGATAAATTTAATACGCTTGAGGAAAACATAGCTTTTTTTGATATGAGAATGGATGGTTATATTAATAATCCATCTTCATTTAAAATATCGAATGCCAGACCTAAATCTGGTGATGCATCATCTGATGAAATGTTTCTTAAAGGAGATGCACCATACATAGGAGAAGGTAAGCCTACAAACTTTGAACAAGGTGGTGAAGCAGAAACAGAACAAGAGAATCAATCGTTCTTGTCAAAAGCTGCTTCTACCATTGGCAACATACTTATTCCTCAGGCAGAAGCATTACCTCTACCTAAAAACTTTTTGTTAGGTGATATACCTAAAATAAATAAAAAAGTAGAAATCAAACCTGAACTACCTGCTCCTGAAGCACCACTCATGGAGAAGAGATATAATATCTTCGATGAGAATGGTCAAAAAGTCTATCAAAGTAAAAGTATAGACGATGCAGAACAAAAAGCATTGCGCTTAGGAGATTTAGAGGGAAAGACATTTACAGTTAAAGAAGTAGAAGTACCTATTAAAGTAAAAAAACCCAAAACAACAAAACCAGGAACGTCATTAGTTCCAACTGTAACACCTGACACTATTATTGGATCAGGAAACAGTAAGTTGTTCTATTCTGATCTCAAAGGAATTATTAACCCTGACTCAGGTAATTTAACTATTAGAGGTAAAGTGCTACCTGCTGATATTGTTTCTATGTCAGCAAAAGATTGGCATGATTGGTTTAGATCTAATGGTATTAAAGAGGGTGAGTTGTATGACTCATATGTTCGATCGTACTTAAATAAAAAAGGTGGGTTTAACAGAGAAACAGGTAAATTTACAGACGATCAAAAAATATCTTACGCTGAAATAAAAGAACTTGTTGATACCTCACCGACTAATTACATACAGTCTGTTTCTTATAGTGATGCTGCTGGTAATTTAAAATACGGAAACTCAGGTAGACAAGATGGAGCTATCAATGGATCAAGAGTAGAAAGAGTATTGTGGCTAGATTCAAAAGATATACGTGGTGACATTGGATCTTTACCTGATGAGATAAGACAATACGAAGGACATGGTGATATGCGTAATGTTCAAAGTAGCAATGACTTTAGAGTGCAAAACAATACTTTAAACGGAGAACCTTACGTCATAGGTTGGTCACTTAATAGTAATCGTACTGGACAGTTGAATAATAAACCTATCATTGTAAATGTGGCGGATGAGATACAATCTGATTTTTTACAAAAAGCTTCCTCTCTTAAATCTAAGCTTAAATCACAGATTAGAAAATATGTAAATGAAATGACTAATGCACCAGGACAACAAGTAGGATTAGATGAACTTTATAAAAGATTAGAAAATGTGTTTCGACCCATGCCTGCTACATATGCACAACTAAGAAAATCAATTGACGAACTATTAGAATCAGATGCAATATTTCAAAGAATTGCTGATATGGATATGGATGATCTCACTAAAGCAAGTTTTAAAGAACTAGGAGAAGCAGCTAAGGTTAGAGATAAAGCTCTAGCGACCATCAACGCAACTATCGATAATATTGACACTAGAGAACTGTTTCCCAACATACCTTTTAAAGATCAAAAAGACTGGGTAGATGCAATTATTAAAAACGATTTGTATCACGCAGCGAAAGCTAGATTTAGTTTTGATGAGTCAGGTAAACTTGTTGTGAATCAAGACGCACCTGCCTATTACGCAGTTGCACCTGCAAAAGCAGTCAAGGCATACACAGGAGGAAAAGGGGTGGAGTTGACACCAGATAATCCAGATAGAAGCGGAAAAATGATTGCGTATGAAATGCAGTACGGTGGTCCTAATTTAAATGATTATACAGGACAACACTTTACAAGTAATGTAGAGGAAAGTTTAAATAAAATAGCAAACATGAAAAATTCTAAAGTGGAAGTAGGACAAATTAATTTTGGATTTGCAGGAGAAGGAGTTGACACCTTCATGATAGAGTTGACACCTGATATGTTGATGCCATATAAAGCATATAAAAAAGATGGAGGTCTAGTGAAAAAAAGTATATTATACACACCAATAGTTTCAATAGATAAGTTATTATCTCCTATAGGAGCCAGTAGATGGTAGAAAAACGAATACAAAATACAATTTTAGATAGATCGCCTAATGAAAATAACGCTCTAGAGGTAGAGGGCGTAGGACAAGAAATAGAAGTACCTCAACCTGAAAACACAACTAAAGGGTATGAGATTATTGAAGAAGAAGATGGTGGCGTTACTCTTGACTTTGACCCAAATCAAAAACAATCTGAGGGAGATTACTTTGCTAATTTAGCGGAGTTCATCGATCAAGATATACTAGAAAAACTAGCCTCTGATTTACAGAAAAATTTTGAAGATGATAAAAACTCTAGATCTGATTGGGAGAAAACATATAAAGATGGATTAGATCTCTTAGGATTTAAATACGAAGAAAGATCAAAACCTTTTGCAGGAGCTGCGGGTGTTACTCATCCTTTACTTGCAGAAGCCGTTACACAGTTTCAAGCACAAGCTTATAAAGAATTACTACCCCCTGGTGGTCCTGTAAGAACAGAAATCATGGGTGATGCAACACTAGAAGTAGAACAACAATCAGAACGAGTTAAAGAATTCATGAACTATCAAATTACTTGTGAGATGCAAGAGTTTGATCCTGAGTTAGATCAGATGCTGTTTCATTTACCTTTAGCGGGATCTGCGTTTAAAAAAGTTTACTATGATAGCACTTTAGAAAGAGCAGTATCAAAGTTTGTACCCGCAGAAGATTTAGTAGTGCCTTATTTTATTACAGATTTAGAATCATGTAACAGAATCACACACGTTGTGAAAATGAAACATAATGATTTAAGAAAGAATCAAGTATCAGGTTTCTACAGAGATATAGAACTACGAGCAGATAGAGTCAACCCATCGGATATTAAAGAAAAACAAGATGAGTTATCAGGCGTAGAACAAGTTTCTTTTGCAGAAGATGAGCATAATATTTTAGAGATGCACGTTGATTTAGATATACCTGGTTTCGAAGACATGGGTGCTAATAATAAAAAAACAGGCATCATGTTACCTTACATTGTTACACTAGACGAAGACTCTGGTGAAATTCTATCTATCTATCGTAACTGGAATCAAGGAGATCCACTACGTAAAAAGAAAGAATACTTTACACACTTTAAGTTTTTACCTGGCCTAGGATTCTATGGCTTTGGTTTAATTCACATGCTCGGTGGTTTATCAAGAACCGCAACCGCAGCTCTACGTCAATTAGTAGATGCAGGAACTCTATCTAACTTACCTGCTGGTTTCAAAGCAAGAGGTCTGAGAATCAGAGATGATGATGAAGCAATCAATCCTGGCGAGTGGAGAGATGTGGATGCACCTGGCGGTAATCTACGTGAGTCACTTATGCCTTTACCTTACAAAGAACCAAGTGCAACTTTATTTAGTCTGTTAGGTTTTGTTGTAGACGCAGGCAGAAGATTTGCAGGCGTTGCAGATATGATGATGGGTGAAAATGCTGGTAGTCAGCAACAACCTGTTGGAACAACCATGGCTATTTTAGAGCGTGGTATGAAAGTAATGTCTGCTATTCATAAAAGATTACACTACGCACAAAAAACTGAATTTAAATTATTAGCAAAAGTATTTGCAGATTACTTACCTGCTAACTATCCATACAAAATTGCGGGTGGAGAACAAAATATTAAGCAAGCTGACTTTGATGAGAGAGTAGATGTCATTCCGGTTTCCGATCCAAACATCTTTTCAATGGCACAAAGAGTTACTCTAGCACAATCTCAATTACAATTAGCACAATCTAATCCTGAAATGCACGATTTACGAGAGGCATACATGAGAATGTATTCAGCTTTGGGTGTACAAAACATAGAAAAGTTATTACCACCACCAGCAGAACCACAACCACAAGACCCTGCGATTGAAAATGCAGGAACTTTGAATGGTATGCCACCTCTTCCATTCCCTGAACAAGATCACTCTGCACACATTCGTGCTCATAGAGCGTTTATGTCATCAGAATTAGTCAAAGCAAATCCTGCAACAATGACAATTTTACAAGCACATATATCAGAACACGTAGGATTTATGGCTAGAATGATTGTTCAAGAAGAAATGGCACCTGAAATGCAACAAATCATGCAACAAAGTGGTGGACAATTGACTCAAGAGCAACAACAAGAGTTAACACAACGCACAGAAAGTGGTGTTTCTATCAAAATAGCCGAAATTACAGAACAAATGGTTGCTGAAGAGCAAGAAATGATGGATAATATAGGCAATGACCCCTTAGTTGACTTAAAACAGCAAGAAATTGACCTTAGAAAAGACGATTTAGAGCTAAAAGCACAAGCAATGGGTGAAAAACAAGCGTTAGATGAGAAAAAACTGATGCAAACTGATAAATTAACACGTGAAAAGATAGAAAGCCAAGAGGATATAGCTCAATTACGTGCAAATGTGGCCTTAGACAAGGCTGATAAAGACAGAAACGTGAAAAAAAGGAGAGATAACTAAAATGGGTAAATTATGTCCAAGAGGAAAAGCTGCGGCCAAGCGAAAATTCGATGTCTATCCCTCAGCGTATGCAAATATGTACGCTAGTGCTGTTTGTAGTGGTAAAGTTACCCCTGGCGGTAAGAAAAACAAAAAAGCTAGTGGTGGAATGATTGGTAATGGAAATAAATTATCGCAATCTAGAAAAAAAATATCACATATGAACAACGGTGGTGTAGCTAGAGGCTGTGGCGCAGTTATGGAAAACAAGAGAAAACAAACAAGCTACGCATAATGAATGTTAAATCAGATACTGACTACGTAGTTAATTTATTGAAAAAAAACTACAGTGGATTAGGTTTCATTCCTCAGCCTAGGATAGAAGAGTATGTTAAAAACAATCAAGTTTTTTTTGAATATGAAGGTGGATTAAAATCGGGGTATTGTATAGTAGGATCAGGTAAAGGAAAAACTTTAAAAATATATCAACATTGTATCGAAGCAGAATTAAGAAGATTGGAACATGGAAGAGAGTTATTTAAAAAAATTGAACATGAGGCTAGAAAAAGAGATTACGAACACATACATTTAAGAGTAAGGGAAAATTTAGAAGCCAATAAATTTTGGAAAGCAATTGGGTTTAAGTTTATGTTTTTAGAACCAAAAGTAACAGCTAGAACAAAAAAAGGTATTAATCATTGGGTTTATGATATAAAGAATACTAAACAACACATATTGATATAATGGCAAAAAAAGGACTTAGAGCTTGGGTTGGCGAAAACTGGGTAGATATTGCCAACAAAAAATCTGACGGATCATATCCTAAATGTGGTAGATCTGGTGGAGAAAAAAGAAAAAATTATCCTAAATGTGTGCCTGCCGCAAAAGCCGCTGGTATGTCTAAATCACAAAAGGCAACTGCCGTAGCTAGAAAAAAGAAAGCAGAAGCAGGGGGAAGATCAGATAAAAAACCTAATATTGCTAAAACATTAGCATCAGGAGGACTTGCTGTACGTGGTCATGGCATGGCAAGAAGATAATGACAAAAACACCAGCATGGCAACGTAAAGAAGGTAAAAGTGAGTCTGGCGGATTAAACAAAAAAGGTGTTGAATCTTATAGAAAAGCAAATCCAGGATCCAAGTTAAAAACAGCAGTTACAACAAAACCATCAAAATTAAAAAAAGGCTCAAAAGCAGCTAATAGGCGTAAATCATTTTGTGCTAGGATGTCAGGTATGAAGAAAAAATTAACAAGTAAAAAAACAGCAAACGACCCTAATTCAAGAATTAATAAATCTCTTAGAAAATGGAACTGCTAATGAATCCCTCTGAAATTAGTGAATTAACTAAAAAAGTCTTACAGGAGGCTAGTAAAATAGCTAAAGAACATTCTAAATCAGAAGAAGACACAATTTTTATTGCAAATGCATTTTTAAATGCATCAAAAATACTATATACTCAGGCGCTAGGTGAAGAGATAGCAACTAGTCTTTTACTAGAAGTTATGAGACAAAGTTTCGGTGATGCCGAGCGTACTTTACATTAAGGAGATAAAGATGAAAAAAAATGGAAAATACCCTACTAAAGGCATGAATACGTTGGCCTCAAAAAGACCTGACGTTGCTAAAAAAATAATGGGTTATAACAAAGGCGGAAATATTAAAGTTGACGAAGTGATTAGAATGCCTAAAGATATTGAAGTGCCAGGCATGATGGGTGGAGGCATGATGTACAAAGACGGTGGTGATGTTGAAAATGTTACTCAAGGTCACAAGGGCATGAAAAATACTGTCAAATATAAATAATTAAAATTTTAAGGAGGATAACATGAAACTATTAAAAGATGTTATTGAATGGCTAAAAGAGTGGAACGATTGGAATATGAAAGACTGGATTAAAGCTGGTATCGTATGTGGAATTGTTTTAGCCGTTTTATGGAAAATGAGTGGGGCCTAATAAATGTGGCAACTACTAGCTAAGCCTTTGCTCGGAGTCGTAACTGACTCCGTCAAAGGCTTCGTAGAAACAAAAAAATTAAAGAGCGAAGTAAAAATTGCTCAAATCGCCGCAGAGAAAAAGAAAAACGAAGACATAGCTGCGGGTAAAATTAAGTGGGAGCAAAGTGCTGTCGATCAGATGCAAGGCAGCTGGAAAGACGAATTTGTTTTACTAGCCCTAATGGTACCTGCAATTTGTGCCTTCTTACCTTTCATGCAACCACACATTGCACGTGGGTTTCAGATTTTAGAAACTCTACCAGAGTATTATACGCATCTTTTATATCTTGCTTGCAGTGTTAGTCTAGGTGTTAGAGCAGCACCGGGAATTAAAGGAATGATTAGTAAAAAGAAATAATGAATGGATCCAATAGAATTAATAGAAGAATTAAATAAGATACTTAAGAATAATAGAAAGTTAGTCCACGATGTTGTATTGACAGGTGGTGCTTCAGACTATAATAATTATATGTATCTAATGGGTAAATTAAAATCATTAGATAATGTAGAACAAGAATTTAAAGAGTTCTTGCAAAAAAGGAGAATACAAGTTGAATAAACCAATACCAGACAAAGTTTTAAACTTTGGTAAAGTTTCAGATGATCAAATTGAAAAGATTGATCCTAAAAATATTCCAGAAAAATTAACAGAGAGGCTACCTAAACCTACGGGTTGGAGAATAGTAATTTTACCTTATAAAGGTACAGGTAAAACTAAAGGTGGAGTTTATCTGTCAGATCAAACTGTTGAAATGCAATCAGTCAGCACTACATGTGGTTATGTGTTAAGTGTAGGACCTGATGCATATAAAGATTTAAACAAATTCCCGGAAGGTCCGTGGTGTAAAGAGAAAGACTGGGTTATCTTTGGAAGATACGCAGGATCCAGACTCAGTATTGAGGGTGGAGAAATACGTATTTTAAATGATGACGAAATTTTAGCAACAATCAAGAATCCAGAGGATATCTTGCATTTATATTAATAACATGGAGGAGCCATGCCAGAACAACAAATAAATACTGCAAAAGACGAACCTGTTGTTAATGTCCCTACAGAAGGTGACTCAGTAGACGTTAATCTTCAACAAGAAGAAAAACAGGAAACAAAAAATGTATCACAACCTCAAGTAGTAACCGAAGAAACTCAAGGTGAAGAATTAGAGGAATATAGTGATAAAGTAAAAAAAAGAATAGACAAACTTACAGGTAAACTACGTGAAGCAGAAAGAAGAGAACAAGCATCTTTTCAATATGCAAAACGAGTAGCTGATGAAAATAAGAAATTAAAGGCTAAATCAAATAGTCTTGACGCATCTTATATTCAAGAGTTTGAAGCTCGTACACAAATAGAAACAAAAAAAGCAGAGCAAGATCTGCAAAACGCAATACAAACTGGTGATGCTCAGGCACAAGTCGAAGCTCAAAAAGCTATTGCAAGATTATCTATTGACAATGAGCGTCTAATGGCTACAAAAGAAGCTAAGGAAAGTTTAAAAGAGGATAAGGCGGAGGATATAACTCAAACTCCTCAACCTGCTCCTAAAAAAGTAGATCCTAAAGCCGAGGCCTGGGCTGAAAAGAATCCATGGTTCGGTAAAGATGAGGCTATGACCTACGCTAGTTTTGGAATACATAAAAAACTAGTAGAAGAGGAAGGGTTTAATCCTAACTCAGATGAATATTATGCCGAAATCGACAATAGGATGCAAAAAGAGTTTCCCCATAAGTTTGGGGTAAATAGTTCGGAATCTACGAGACCCGTCCAACCCGTAGCTTCTGCTGGTCGTTCTACAACGCAATCAACATCTGGACGCAAAACAGTTAGACTATCTCCAAGCCAAGTCCATATCGCCAAAAGACTTGGGGTACCTTTGGAGGAATACGCTAAATACGTGAAGGAGTAATAGCATGGAAAATAACACAACCAAGAAGACCTCACGCTCAGATGCTACTCGTGAAAAAACAAAGAGAGCACAACCTTGGCGCCCACCGTCAAGCTTAGAAGCGCCACCTGCGCCTCC